AGGTGTGGAGTAGTCTATCTCATAATCACACAGGGTACGGAAACTGTTCTTATGAATCAGAACAGCAAGCTCCTTACCGATAGGCCCACCCATCAGGGCGTGTGATAGTGCGAAGTCCTTGAGAAAGTCGATAGACTCGCTCTCGGAAAAGGTCTCGTCAAAATGCGTAAGTTTGCGCATATATTTTCCTCAGAAAGGCAATGAAAGAGATGGGTCCGCGCGCCAGAGGCGCGCCCGCCTAAGCCAGTGAACTACTACTGGCTAGGAGCTACAAGCTGTAGCTCGACGGAACGATCCTCGCGACTGCGTGTGCCATGACTGTTTTTGTAGTCAATGGTAAGCACAACAGCCGCAAGGATCGCAGCCAAGGCTAAAGTAAACGCGAGGAACTCGCGCACTTTAGGACACTTGGATGAGCTGATCAAAGAGCTCGGGAGAAGGTCCAGTCGTCACAGGTGTGACGGACGTAGACACGCCCCCGGCAATGTTGAGACTCAGCTGTCGCGCAAGGCGACGGCCGTTCACAACTGAACGCTCGTGGAAATAACCCACCTCCTCATGAGTATCCACGTACGCCACTTTCGGTGGCGCAGTGTAGCCAGAGGAGTTTTGACCCGAGACCGCTTCCATTACAGGAACTTCGGTGCGTTGGGTAACCCGGAATACTCCGCTAGGGAGCTTCTTCTTCGTCATGGTTACGCGGATTTGTGCGTAATCAGGGACGCCGGAGAGGCTTTCCTTCCAGACGGCACGGAGAGTGCCGTCTTTTTCACGGAATACGCCCTCACCAACCAAGGTGTGGGACACGGGAGTTGCGGCACCGTCAAATGCGGTGATGTTAGCTTGTTGACCCATAAGGATCTCCTTCTAAGGGATAAACGTCCTATTCGTTCAGGACGAGTTTCTTGAAAAAGCTCAAGGGGCTTTTGGCTAAAAATGCCAGTAGCTCTCGGGCAAGACCGCGGGGGTCTTGAACAAGCGCTGTTGCTCTGGTGTGAACTTCGTCTCACGACGGGTAAACACCTGGGAGACCAACGCAAGAGCGTTGGCGCAGTGCTTCCAAGTCGCAACCTTTCTAAAGGGTTTAAACTCGGGCAATGCAACCTTCAGGGACGTACTGACCGTACGTGTGAAGGACACTTCATGTGAGAAGACTCCACTGTTAATAGTGGATCGCACCCACTGGGTACCGGGAGAAATAGACGAGCCAAGCTCGTCCTTCTTCCATAGGGATGAAGTGATAAAGGTCCCTTTCAGACGGTTGCTAAAAGCTCTCGCCTCCATAAAATCACCGATTGGTATGAACCAGTCGGCAACAAATGAAAAGGGTAGGAGCTCCCAAGCGACCAGTTCTGGATCGAGGAGACCGAGTTTCGCAGCGAGAGTAGGGTGGAGGTCCTCTTCCACTCGTGCGATCAACATGCGACTATGAGTCACAACGTTTCTACCTCTCGAACCCGTTACGCCGATCCCGTTGGGGACGCCGTCGTTGTTCAAGAAGGTCTTCGTCTCCTGGCGTCTTTGAACGACGCGATAGGTAGTACGAAGTGGTACCTCGAGGTGATGAGCTAAAAGCTCAGCAGCGCCTTCCGCATCCGAGAGGAGCGGGAGCCAACCGTACTGGAGTTCCAGCCAGTTGTTCGCGAGGTTCTTCGTGTCTCCACGAAGATTGGGATAGCTACCCCGCTCCGGATGGCGCGGGTCCCACTTATGACGCGGCTTAAGTGGCTGCCTAGAGGTTCCCTCTAAGAGGGACCTCGCAGCTCCACTCAAGTCCCCTTTTCGGAGGTGATAGCCAGACTTAGCGATGCGAATCGCTGCGTCGGCAATCATGCGAAGTGATTGGTGTGCTTCCCCAAGGAAAACCGATGGATTAAAATCGGATCCTTGCATACGCTCTTTTAGCTTGTTGACGAGTTTAATGTCGTCATTGGGGCCAAAGAGGTTCTTCTCCTGCGTCGTGGCCGCTGGCATACAAGATGCCAGGTAAGCTCTAGGCGTAGAAGAGATCCTTGGATCATACTGCGCTGCAGAATCACGCCGATACTTCCAGGTCATGGAGTACGGGTTATCTGGAAGACGCTTCCGGGGAGTGGTATTTCGACCATTACCGGAACCAAGGGTACGGAGGGTAATGTACTTTATTTTAGTACGTCCCTTCCCGTCGCGAACGACACGAGCAATCCGATAAGGAACTCGTTGAACGCGCGGAGTCCGCTGTGCGGGCGTTGAGTCAGTACCAGACCAAGTCTTGGTTAACTCTAATCCTACACGGCCACCAGCGATGGTGGTAAACGAACTTCGGTCATAAGACCCTGTCGTCATAGAAGACCTCGACAGTAGTAGCGGCAAGCCGCGGACTGTGGACTAAACCGGACCCCCGAGAGGGACAAGTCCAGAACCACTGCTTCTTCCCGTTAGGGAGGGAAGCAGAG